CGTGGACGAGAACGGCGACACCATCGTCATCAGTGTGCTCCCGCAGGAGCTTGCCTACCCGACATCACCGGACGAGGTCATCGAGCCAAGCGACACCGTCAGCATGGTGCAGGCCAACGACCGCCTCTACCTCTTCCGCGAAGCCGATGCCTCGCGCCCAAATTGGGTTGTCAAGAACGTGACCACCGGCGGCATCACCGTGGCGTCCACCACGGCGACCGTCAACCTGACCGGCCACGGTTTCCCCGCTGGCGCCCGCGTGCGCATCGAGGGGAGCAATGTGGCTGCCTTCGACGGCGTGGAATACGACATCGCCACGTCCTCCACCAACAGCTTTACCATCACCGTGCCCAGCGGCACTGCGACCGACGCCACGACCAGCGGACGCACCATCCGCCGAGTCAAATGCCCTCTCTACTGGGACGGCGTTGCGACCGCTTTCGTCCGCAGCCCCGCAGGCGTGCCGACCGGACTCTCGGCCACCTACAAGACCATGCGGAGCACACCTTGGGGCACCTACATCAACAACCGGCTGGTGCTTCCTGACGGTAAGAACAACGTGCTCATCTCGGACATCCTCGACACGAACACCTACGATCCTTACTGGCAGTCCTTCCGCGCCGGTGCGGGCAGCAATGACTTCGTCGTCGCGGTCCATCCGTGGGTGGAGAACAGCTTCCTCGTCTTCTGTCGCAAGTCTATCTGGTTGGCCGAGGTCAATCAATTCGCCAGCGTGGACGGCGCCAGCACGGCCATCGACACCGCTCTCAGTAAGCTCACGCTCCTCACCGACGAGGTCGGCTGCGCGGCTCGCCGCTCCATCGCCACGGCGGGGCAGTTTGTCTATTTCCTCAGCGACTCCGGCGTCTACCGCCTCGACAGCAGACTTGACTTGAAGTTGCGCGGCGACACCAAGCCTCTCAGCGACCCCATCGCCAACCAGCTCGAAGACCTCAACGCCACGCTGCTCAAGAACTCGGTCGGCCTTTGGTATAGCAACCGTTACTATCTGGCTGTCCCGCTCGCCGGTGCGGACAACAACAACGGTGTGTTTCTCTACAATGCGCTGAATGACCAGTGGGAAACCCGCGACATCTACGGCTTCGGCGTGGATGACTTCGTAGTCGCCACCCGCGCCAACGAGCGCCGCCTCTTTGTCAGCAACAAAGCCGGACGCCTCATGCTCCTCGACGAGATCGAGGAAGGCGACCAGTCGCCCGATGTGCAGGCCGATGTCATCACGCCAGTCCCCGGCCGCATTGTCACCCGGCGCTATGGCATGGGCAGCATGTCAACGAAACGCTTTGTCCGCTCGCTCGCCGATGTCGTCCTGCCCAACACCGGATCGGTCACGGTCAAAGCCATCACGATCAACCCTGATGCCACCATAACGCTGGTGCCGGGACAGACCAACACGTCCGGCCTCGCGGAAGACTACACGCTCAAGCAACCGATCCGCGCCAAGGCACACTACGCCGAACTGGAATTTCTAACCACGGCCAACCGGCCGGAGATCCGCAATGTCAGCATCGAGGCGGCAGGGCCGAGCAACCCGCCGACTGAGACGCGCAACGCCGCCTAACCCTCAACTCTAAACCCTCAACTCTCAACTACTCCTATGGCAACCGAACCGAGCGCAGCGAGACAGGCTGAAGCGAAGCGAAGCCAAACCACAGCCTAACAACAAAGGAAAACAATCATGGCAACAGTTACAGCATCTTACAACTGGGTCTCAGGCGAAACCGTCACCCCCGCGAAACTCAACTCAACCGGCGCGCCCACTGTTGTGCTGGCAGATGGCGAAGTGACCAACGCCAAGCTCGCCACCGGCATCGACGCCAGCAAGCTCACGACCGGCACGCTGCCGATTGATCGAATTGCGGATGCGGCGGTGACTCAAGCCAAGCTGGCAAGCAATGTGGCAACAACTGGCCCAGCGTTTAGGGCGTATGCGTCGTCAGAGACAACAATAACAAACAACACGGCTCAAAAGGTTACGTTGGCCACTGAGGAGTGGGACACGGCGAACTGTTTTGCATCGTCTCGCTTTACGCCGAATGTCGCTGGCTACTACCAAGTGAACTATGGGATCAGAATGCCAAGCGCAACCAACGTGCAGGTAAGCCTATACAAAAACGGAAGTCAGGTGTCGATGGGCAGCTTGGTCGGTAGCTTTAATTCAACAGGCTCGGACCTTGTCTACCTCAACGGAACAACAGACTATATTGAGCTGTTTGCGTATCACTTTACAGGGGGAAGCGCCGCCGTTGCCATTACTTCAACGGGCACATTTATGTCCGGCTTCCTTGCCCGCGCAGCGTGATGCTCCCATGGCAAAAGGCAAAACACTGGTGGGACAACCACTCGACGCAGGACTTCTGGGAAGCAGTCGGCGAGCATTTGTCGTCCGGCTTAGTCCACGCCACGCCGGAAGTCTTTCTGCTTGCCTCGGAGTTGCGGTGGAACGCGGAGGAGCAAGCCTTTGAAAGCGGCGAGCCGAATTGTTGGTTCGTCACTCTGGCTGCTGGCACTGCTGGCACAAACCCTGTGCGGGAGTGTCTGCGCGTGGCGCCGCATCCGCAGCAATACGCGGCATGGTGCCGCAGGGGCAGCTTTGAGCCGCGAGTCTACGATTGGAACAAACTAATTAGCAAAACAGGAGGATAATACTATGGGAGGAAAAGGACCAAGCGCGCCAGCGCCACAACCAGTGCCAGCGGCACCGGCGCCGATTGATTACGACAAGATGGCCGCCGCGTCGATCCGCGTGGCCAATGCACAGATCGCCGCAGAAGAGGAGTCGATCAAGCGGCTTTACCCGCAATACATCAACATGCAGTTTGGGACCGCCGACCAGCTCGCCGGTCGTCTCAACAACGAATACCTCCAGCGCACACGCGGCGTCATCGGCGAGGAGCTGCAAGCGGCGTCCGCGCCGAACGCCATCGAGGGCGAGCTGCAACGTCAGGCGGAATCAGAGCTTATGCTCGGTCGCTCGCTCTCACCGGAGCAGCAGCGCGAAGCCTCGCAGTCTGCGCGCGCAGCCTTTGCGGCTCGCGGCCTTGGCGCCAGCATGGGCAGCAGCGCGGCGGAGATCCTTAACCGCGATGCCTATGGGCAGCAGCGGCTGGATGCGCGCCGTGGATTTGCGGCCAACGTCAATCAGATGGATCTGGCGCGCAGGCAACGGCGGGTTGGACTAGCTGGTGCTTATACTGAGCTTGATCCGTTTCGTCAGTCGATTGGCCCGGCGTTTCAGTTGGGAACCAACACCCTGTCGAACACCACCGGACAGGTCGGCAGCATCTTTGGCAACTCGCTGACGCAAAGCGGCAACGTGGCCAGCTTCAATAATAATATGAGCATGAGCCTGAGAAATTCTGCGCTTAACAATAATGCCGCCTTGCAGGCCGCAGCAATGCAGGCCGGTGCCCAGCAGAACGCGGGCATGATGGGGATGTTTGGCGGGATCGGCGGCGGCGTGGTCACCGGAATCGCGGCGGCCTCTTTCTAATGACCTACGAAGACAAAGTCTCTTACGCCCACCGGCTCATCGAGCAGTCGCTCGCCGAGTTTGGCAATCCATGCATCGCCTGCTCCTTCGGCAAGGATAGCATGGTGGTGCTGGACCTAGTGCGGCGGCACCGCGATGACCTGCCGGTCGTCTTCCACCGCGAGCCTTGGCAGCCGCACAAGTATCGGTTCGCCGATGCGGTGATCCAGCACTACGGACTACGGGTCTACGATTTCCCGCCCTCGGCCACGATGGTGCAGGACGGCGGTGGTGAGGTGGAGATCGCTGGATACTACCAGATCGGCGCCCGCTACAACATGCTGCCGACCGGCATCCGCGCTCCGAAGGACGGCGAGGACTTTGTCTGCGGACTTGCGGACATCTACCAGCGGCCGACCGGCACGTTCAATTGGCCGTGGGATGCGATGTTCCATGGCCACAAGGCGAGCGACAGCGATGCGGTCTACGGCGACATCACGATCCGCACCGACGTGGCGCGCAATCTGGACAGCGCCAGCCTCGTCTTCCCGATCCGCCTCTTCACCGACGAGGACGTGTGGCGCTACATCGAGGAGAACAATTTGCCCATCCACCATGGACGCTACGAGAAGGTCGGCGAGTCATGGCAGGAGCGGGAGGACAAAGGTGACAACCCTGACTATGTGACCGCCTGCACGGCGTGCATGGCCAAGGACGGACCCGCCGAGGTGCTGTGCCCACGGCTTG